TTGCGAGGACAGAAGAATAAACTTTAAAGTAATCACAGAAGACGAACTAGGTATCAAGTAATGGCAAGAAGACGTGCTAAAAGAAGGACAGGTGGTCCATCTTACGAGGAAGTAAAAGCACAGATAGATGCTAGGGAAAGACAAAAAAAATTAAATAATGAGTCAAAAAACCGCATTGAACCAGTAAGACAAGATATTCAATCAGAAACTAGTGTGGATGATAGAATGGAATTAATAATGTATGCACTGAATGATACTGTAACACCAATACCTGAGGAGGGAGATATCTGCACCTTTAGATACTTTGCAAAAACTCCAAATCTTGTGTACGATCAACACCCATTAGTGGCAGTAACTGAGTTAAATTCTTGGGGTTTTCGTGGCATTAATTTTCATTGGGGAGAGTACAGACAATATACATGGCCTGAATTAGGAACTCAAGTTTATATCGTTAGGCAAAATGAACTTGATGATTTATTATCACTACAATATCAAAAACGTGTGCTAAATAAGTAAAAAGATAGCGTGTAATGGTTATCATAAACTACGGAACCACAGGACCCGATTATTTTGGTGGTGCTGATGATAAAAATGTTATAGATGTTAATGGTAAAAAAATATATCCAGTTATTGACGAAACAACTGGCGAGGAACAGTGGTATGAGAGAAGGGGTATAGCTAAAGATCGTAAAATAGGATCAGTAACACCTCCAAGTAAAGAATTTGTTATTCATGATCCGGTTATTGGAAAGGGTTTTTATGAAATTTTTAATGAGGAGCAACGAAAGGAATTTTTAGATCCTAAGTTTCAGGCACAACTTCGCAAAAAAGCAAATGAAGTAATAACTAGAGAAAATCAAGACGAAAAGGGGCAAGACGCAGAGGAAGCACAGACGAATGCAAATACCTTACAACAAAACAATGCAGGAAGTTCAGCAGAGGGAGAAACTTCTAATGAGAGTACAAATGAAAGATTAAGAAATATAAGTATTAAAGAAAAGAAGGGAACAAGGAGATCTTTTGGAGACCTTAGATATCCTCTTGACATGGATAAAAAACAAGATGTAATGAAATTCACCATGCTTAAGTATGAAACAAAAGATTTGATGGAAGGTGGGACATTTGGATTTGGAAACAGAGATCGCGTAGAACCTGGTGGTGGTGCCAGAGCGACAGGCACTGTTGTATTGCCAATTCAATCTGGGATCAAAGATCAAAATGGTGCCAACTGGGGTGAAGATAAAATGGACGCTGGAAAGATTGCTCTATCTAAAGCGGCGCTGGCAGGACTTGGTGAAGGTAATATCGGGGAGGCAGCAGAAACTATTGCAGGCGCAGTCTCAGGAAATAGTGCAGATGTGAAAACAGCAATCGCAGCTATTTTTGCCGGTAAAGCATCTGGGGTGACTGGATTAATTAAAAGAACAAAAGGTGCAACTATAAACCCAAACCTTGAACTTCTGTTTAATGAACCAACGCTGAGACCTTTTAGTTTTACTTTTAAATTATCTGCTCGTAGCAAAAAAGAAGCAGAAGAGATTGTAAAAATTATTAGATTTTTCAAGCAAGGTATGGCACCCATTAGATCAGAGTCAAATCTGTTCTTACTTGCACCACATACATTTCAAATTCATTACCTTTTAAGAGGTGATAAGGATGGGAGAGAGCATCCTTACATAGGAAAAATGAAGGAGTGTGCTCTGACCTCCTTGACTACAGATTACACCCCTGAGAATAACTATTCTACTACTAGAGATGGTTTTATGACATCATATAGTATGACGATGGAGTTTAAAGAACTTGAACCTGTCTTTAATGATGATTATGAAAGTGAAGAAGTAATAAATGAAGCAAACCCTGAAATAGGACCACCAGCACCATTAGCAAATCCATCAACAGAAATAGGTTTCTAAAATGTCAAATTACTTTAACAAAGTTCCTAATTTTGAATACATTAGCAGACTTCCTGATGCAAATATATCCGATTACATTCCTGTCAAAAATCTTTTTAAGAAGGGTGCTCTTAGAGAAGATATCTTTCAGGATTTAACGGTTTTCACAAAGTATCAAATCACTAATGCCGATAGGCCGGATAATGTTGCCTTTGATTTCTATGGAGACTCATCTTTGGATTGGTTAGTTCTTGCGTGTAATAACATAGTCAATATCAAGACTGAGTGGCCCATGCAACAACTTGAGTATGACAAGTATTTGTTAGATAAGTATGGATCATATGAAAATATCAATGCAGTGCATCACTACGAAACTACAGAACAAAAAAATACTAGAAATATAGTAATGGTAAAAGCAGGTTTGAGAGTTGTCTCTGACTATAGTGTCACATATTTTGACCCTGGTGATGGAGGAATGGTAACAAAGTATCCGGTCAAAACAGTGACTAATTATGATTATGAAGAGGATTTGCAGGAGCAGAGAAGAAATATTTTCTTACTTAAATCAAAATATGTCAATATTGCTCTAGATGATCTTGAACTTTTAATGACATATAAAAAAGGATCCAGTCAATTTAAGACTGAATCCATGAAGACTGCTGATAATATTAGAATGTTCGGTTAATTATTCTTCTGCCAGTTTCTGGAAGTAAGACAATGCATCATCTTCTTCCTCACTTGAGGAAGACTTAGGAGTGATATCAGGTGCATTGAAGTCATTGTTACCGATCTTCGCAGGAGTGGGTTCAGAGCGACGGGAGGAGAAATCAGGAGCATAAGATCCACGGTCATTATCCTCACCATCAACCTCTTCGTCAATACGAGCAGGTGCAGACTTCTGACCAAGAACCATCTTGAGACGGTTCTCCAGTTGCTCATAAGATTTAAACTGGTCAGCAGCAGTCAGAGCAGTCAGTGAATACTGTTTAGACCACAGTGCTTCCAGTGCGTCATCATCATCCAGGAGAGGAGCAGGTGCAGCGAACTCCGAAGAGTCATAGTTCCAGTAACCTGCAACCTTCTTCAGTTTCAACTTGAAGTTAGCACCCTGCCAGAAATCAAAAGGATTGATGGCGGTCTCATCCTCATACTCAGGTTGCATAGCTTCCATGATCTTATCAAAGATCTTCTTACCGAACTTATACAGGAAGACTTGACCTTCGTTCTGAGGGTTTGCTTTGTCCT